GAATTTTAGTAGCGCAACAACAGCAACAACAGGTACTGCAACATTACCAGCAAAGCCTGTAGGCTTTATTAATATAACAGTAGCAGGTAAACCATTTAAAGTGGCGTATTATAATGTTTGATATTGAAAAATTTGATAGTTCAGATGTATCAACTATTGATGATATTACAGTAGAAAAGATTGTAAAGTTACAAGAAGTTTTGTTAGAAATGCCACAAGCAGATATTGTAACAGAACACACATTTTTAGATGGTATATACGAACGTAAAATTACTATCCCTAAATGGACAGTATTAACAGGTGCGGCTCATAAAACTGATTATAAAATTAGATTAGAAAAAGGTACGATTGCAGTAAATGTTGGCAATAAAGTAATTGTATTGACTGCGCCATCAGAACTTGATGCTAAAGCAGGTGAGCAACGAGTAGGGCGCGTATTTGAAGATGATGTAGTATGGGTAGATATTTACGAGAATTCAGACAATTGCAATAATGTAGAAGAATTAGAAGAACGATTATATGTAGTTCCTGAATGTGGTTTAGGCGAAAATAGAATTAAACAATTAAGTAAGATAGAAGTTCCTATTTTAGGTGGAGAATAATTATGGCAGGTTGGGTAGCAGGTGCAGTAGTAGGTAGTTCGGTATTAGGGGCTTTATCATCTAGTAATGCCGCTGATCAACAAGCCCAATCGGCACAACAAGCACAAGCGCAACAGCTTGCTATGTTTAATACACAAAATGCTGAACTAGCACCTAGCCGAGCAACTGGATATAACGCATTAAATATTATTGGCTCTATAATGCCAGGCCAATCGCAAACTTATGATGCACAAGGCAACCCAATATTAGATGCTAATGGAAAACCTGTATTGCAAACTGGAAGTGGTTATCTTACCCATCAATTTGATAATACAGATTTAAATGCTAATTTAGCACCAAATTACGCTTTTCAATTAGGACAAGGTACAGGTGCTAATTTAGCTCAATCAAATGCAACTGGTGGTTTAGTTGGTGGTAATGCCATGAAAGGTTTGCAAGATTATACGCAAAATTATGCGGGTAATGCTTATGAAAACGCATTTAAAAATTATACTTCACAACGTACAGGCATTTATAATACATTAGCTGGCATTGCAGGACTTGGCCAAACAGCACAAACGCAATCAGGTAATTTAGCGCAAAGCACAACTAATGCTGTAAGTAATTTAGGTGTTGGTGCGGCTACTGCTTCTGCGGCAGGTACAATGGGCGTAGCAAATGCTCTTGGTGGGGGATTAAATACTTTAGGCGGTATTGGTTATCAAAACTATTTAGGCAATCAAAATAATATTACTGGTGGTGGCAATGCTTCACCAGGCATACAATTAGTATAAGGAATAATTATGGCTGATGGAATTAATCCAATAGTACCAGTAGGAAATACCTACACTCAAAAAGGTATGACATTGCCTGAAATAATGCAAATGGCTAGAAGTGTTCAAGAGTATAAACAAGCTCAACAAATGAACCCTATTTCATTATCAACAGCACAATCAGAATCTGAACGATCAAGAACTGAAGCAAATGTAGCATCAGATACAGCGCAACCTAGGATTAGTTCTGCTAAATCTATTGCAACAAAACAAGGTTATGAAGCAGATAAAGCTGGTGTTGATTTAAAGGCACATTATTCTAACGTAGGTAAAGGTTTGTTTGGTGGCTTCTTAACTGATCCAGATTTCGTTAATGGCAATTCTGAAAAAATGGTTGCTAAATTGCAAGGTGCAAAAGATTTTTCTACAAATGTATTAGGAATACCTGCTGAAGTTGCAAACAATTCAGATCAAATAATTGAAATGGCTAAAAAAGATCCAAAACAAGCCTATGAATTTATTAAAACAGGCGTATTGCAATCAGGTCAAAGCGCGGCTCAAACAAACTTAGTAACACCTAGGCTTGAAAATATTAATAATGTACCATATAGCTATACACCAGCAGGTAATGTTGCAGTACCAGCAGGTCAAGGTGGCCAACAAAATCAAACAGCGCAAACAACTCAAGCACCACAACCAATAGTAGAACCTTCTGATATGGCTAAACCCATTTACAGTCAAAATGAAAAATTGCCATATCCTCAACGTGATTTAAGCAAACCATTTACACCAATTCAAGGTGAAGAAGCAGATCGTACAGCGAATCAAACTTATAGACAAAATCTTACAAATCAACAAGCAACATTAGTTCCATTAAAACGTAACCTGTCAGAAGTGGTACAAAAAGCAAGTGATATTTTAAGTGAAGCAGGTCCAGAATGGACTAAAGCAGGTTGGGCAGGTAATGCTCGCAGATTCATTTCTAAAGCGGCTGGCGGTACTGATTACACCGAGTTAAGTAAAGATTTAGCTAACGTACAAATATCATCTTTAACGGCTTCTGGTGGCTCTATGGATACTGTTTCAGGTCAAGCATTGCAACGCCATGCAAATGGTGATGAAACATATCCACCACAAACATTAATTAAGATTGCTAGACGAGAATATGGCAATGTTATTAATACTGACTTACAAACTAATGGCGCACAAAAAGCGCAACTAATATATGGCGATAATAACTTAGGTAAATTTCGTAAAGAATGGGCTAAAAATGCAGATTCAAAAGTATTTGAACTTATGTCATTACCTGGACTTATTAAAGATCCAACTCAACGTGAAAAAATGGCTGATGAAATTATTGGCTTTCCTGTTGGCTCTAAACAGCGCGAAGTGTTTATGAATAAATTTAATAATATCCGTAAACTTAGTCAAACAGGAACTTTATAATGGCTGATGAATATGACGAAATTGAAGGTTTAATTAGAGGTACACAACCTGTAGTTACTCAACAAGCTACACCTGTTTCACAAACAAATGCGCCTAAAAAAACTGCGTCAATGGCTGATTTTGATATTAATAAAACTTATGGCACACCATCTAAATTATTAGATAATTTAAGCGCAAAAGAAAGCACTCATAACCCATTAGCTATTAATCCTAAAACTAAAGCATTAGGGCAATATCAATTCATGCCTGAAACTGTTGCACAAATGCACAAGCAAGGCGCAACATTTAATCCATTTGTTGGTAAAGAATCAAGAGCGGCCGCTGATTATACTATTCAACAATATTTAAAAGCTAATGGTGGCGATTATAAAAAAGCTATGGCTCAATATGGTGGATTTAAAAAAGAAGATCCAACAAGTTATGTAAATGATGTTTTAAGAGATGTTGAATTTAATCAACAACCACAAGCACAACAAGCACAAGTGCAAGCGCAACCTCAAGTACAGCCACAAGCACAACAACAACCTCAAGATGAATTTAGTGAAGTATCTGATCTTATATCAGGCAAACCTGCTGTAACTCAAGCACCTGTTGCACCTGTTGCACAAAATCAAAATTTACAGCCATATAAAATGGTATTAAATAATATTAATGTAGGTAAAGGTGATGTTGCGCCACCTCAACAGCCTGTTGTAGTTCCTGATTATCAAAAAGCAATTAACGCTGTTAATACAACTAATAAAAGTAATATAGAACAAAATTATATTAATCCTGCTGTTGAAACAGTAGCAACATTAGGTTCTATGGGTACTATAGGTATGGCACGAGGTGTTATTAATATGCTTACACCTAGAACTAAAGAATATATTGATGAAGAAAGAAAAGCATGGAAAGCGCAAAATCCAGACTTATCTTATAATCATTTTGAACAAGCATTAATAAAAGGTATTAGTGACGGAACATTTCAACCTAAAACTAAAGGTGGCCAAGAAGCTGTATCAGCAATTAGTGATGTATTATCTACATTACCACCAACTATGCCACATGAATTAACTTCAGCTAATATAAGGCCTGGTCTTGCAACTAAAATGGCATTAGGTGGCAAAGTTGCAGAAGAAGTTGAGCCTGGCATTCAATCTATTATTAAACCAGCAACAGAAAAACTTGCACAAGTTGAATCATTAGATACACCTACTTATTTAAGACAAAAGTTTGCTGAAAAACAAGGTAATGTACAGCCTGAAGTTGCGCCAGTAGAAACAACTCCAGTAGCACAACCTAAAGTTGAAATTAAATCAACTGAAGCTGAAAATTCAGCACCTTCAAATATTGCACAACCACATAATCCTGAAGCTGAATATCAAAGTCATGAATATGTTGAAAAAACATTACCTGCTGATGAAGTGCAAGCTAGAATGGAATTAGCGCATAGAACAGCACCAGGTTTAAAATCAGATACAAATGTATTTGAAGGTCGTGGTAAAGATAGATCAACTGATTACGAAATTGCAAAAACTGATACGCCAAAAGGTCATTTAATGGCAGAACAATTAGCAAAAGAAAAACAAGCACAAGTTGATTATGGCAATAAATTAATTGATGAAACTGGTGGCACTAGAGGTTTAGATGAAACTAAACTTTATAGGCGTGGTGAAACTATTGTTAAACCTTTAGAAGATTTAAGCGAAGAGTTTGATAATCAGATTAAAGAATTGTATAAAAAAAGAGATGAAGAATCTGCAAATATACCTGTAATTGGTAATAAAATTAGTGATATTTTAAAGACTGAATCAGAAGTTCAAGGTCATGAAGCTACGGTAAACTTAGCTAGTGGTGCTAATGCTAGATTACGCGAATTAGGTATGATGGATAAAGACGGCAATATGCTTCCATCAACAGCTAAACAAGCAGAACAATTTAGACAATATTTGAATAGAAAATGGACACCACAAAACGCATCATTAAATGGTATGTTAAAAAATGCTGTTGATCATGATGTATTTGAAAATGCTGGTGAAGTTATTTATAAAGATGCGCGAGCATTAGTTGAAGCTAGAAAAAATACTTTAGACAATCCTCAAGGTATTGCTAAAATTTTAGATAGTTCTGGTCCTAAAGGAATGAATCGTAAAGTAGCAGTAGAAAAGATTGCTGATGAAATTTCTAAAATGTCAGTAGATCAATTTGATCATATTATACAAACTTTAGATTCAGTACCACCTGCATTACAAAAAAGCGCACAACAAGCAAAGTCAGAAATAAAAGCGCATTTCTTAAATAAAGCAGAAGAACAATTTTCTAAAGGTGCTAATACAGGTACTAAATATTTAAATTCAAATAAAGAAGTATTTAGTAGATTGTTTACTGAAAATGAATTGTCTAAAATAAATGATCGTAACTCTATGGCTCATTTATACAAGACTGATACAGGCTATAAAGGTGCGGCAGTACAAAAGCAACAATTAGAAAGAGGTCTTGCTGGTCAGTTAGTTGAGCAGTTAGCTAAAAAAGGTTTGGCTCTTGGTGCTGAAACAATAACAGGTGGAACTACTGGTGGATTGGCCGCAGTAGGAACACATCATGCAGTAGGTTCATTTTTTGAAGGTACTCATAAAGCAAAAAGCGAGAAAGTTCAAGTAAAATTAGCAAAACAGAAAGAAGCTGGCTTTACAAGTTTAGGTGATGTAATGAAAAGTAAACCAAAGAAAAATGCAGTTAGCTTTAAATCAAGCAATCAAATAGGAAAATAACATGAGTGTAAATTTATCCCCAATAGGAAATGGTATTAATTTTCTAACTACTACTGGACAGCCATTAGCAGGTGGTAAGTTATATACTTATCAAGCAGGTTCTAGTACACCTCTAACAACATATACTGATAATAATGGGCTTATTGCTAATACAAATCCAATTATTTTAGGTACAGATGGTAGATTGCCTTCTGAATTATGGTTGACATATGGCTACAATTACAAATTTGCTTTACAAGATGCAAATAGTAACGCAATAGCTACTTATGACAACTTATATGGCATATTAGGTTCAATTCCATCAATAGGTGCTACATTTAGTACAGGCATGATTATCTTATGGAAAGGCGCAGTCGGTGCAGTTCCTTCTGGCTTTGCTTTATGTAATGGTGCAAATGGCACACCAGATTTACGAGATCGTTTTATTGTAGGTGCAGGTAACTTATACGCAGTAAACGCAACAGGTGGTAGTGCTGATTCTGTTGTAGTTAGCCATAATCATACGGCAACTTCTGTATCAACTGTAACTGATCCTACACATACCCATTCTCAATTAGGATATAGCTATACCTCTGCGGCACCTGGAGGCGGTACTCCATTAGCATCAGGTTATACAAATATAGTAGGTACAACTGGTTCATCTTCAACAGGTATTACAGTAGCAACAGCAACAACAACAGTAGCACCATCTGGTTCAGTAGTAGGTACAAATGCTAATAATCCTCTTTACTACGCATTAGCGTATATCATGGCTCTATAATATGAAACATTTAGAAAACTTTGGTGATTGGTGGGATAGTTTATTAAATAGCTTTCCGTTTTGCTTAGATGATACTTGGATTCATACTATTGGTATTGCTTGGTTATTTACAGTAAATGGTAAATGGCAATTTATACCTAAGATCGTACCTAAAGAATGGCAATATGCTAATGCTTGTATATTTGTGCGTTTTGGCTCACCTTTTGCATTTTTTATGCAGTTAAGGTGTTCTACAACACACTTATGGCAAGGTGGTTTAGGTTGGAAACAAAGCGGTAGGTTTGCTATACATTTTAGATTTCAAACGGATGCAAGTGCGGCCGCTGGATTTCATGTAGGTATGCCTAATACAGATCAATCAAGTGGTTTTGAATACGGCAGACATTAAATGGACAATCAATCAATATTAAACTTTATTTTATCTGGTGCTTCTTTAGTATTGGGTTGGTTTCTTCGTGAAATGTGGTCAGCAGTAAAAGAATTACAAGCAGATTTAGCTAAATTACGTGAAGAATTACCAAAAGAATATGTAGCGCGAGATGATTACAGACAAGATATTAAAGAACTAAAAGAAATGCTGAATAAATTATTTGATCGTTTAGATAATAAGGTGGATAAATAATGAACTGGTTATTGCAAATTGCACCAACATTAGCAAGTTGCTTTGGTGGACCATTAGCAGGATTGGCCGTAAGTGCTGTTTCCAAAGCGTTAGGCGTTGATGAAACGAAAGTTAATACAATCATTCAAGATAATAAATTAAACGCTGACCAGATAGCGCAATTAAAGATTGCAGAAATTGAATTTAAAGAAAAAACTCAAGCATTAGGTTTAAACTTTGAAACACTAGCTGTAGCAGATAGAAAATCAGCGCGTGATATGCAAGCAACAACTAAATCATATATTCCAGGCTTATTAGCAATTGGGGTAACAATTGGCTTTTTTGGCATACTTTATTCATTAATGGCAGGTTTAGCAGTAAAGTCAGATGAACTTATGATTATGTTAGGTTCT